ACGCACAACCGATTTAATCAATAAAATGATAAATGCTACATTGATTAATAGAATAAGTATTAAAAACTCAAATTTGGCTTGTTTTCACACAACGAAAGAAAATAAAGAAAAACTTAATAATTTGCCAGAAGATCAGAAACAAGAAATTAGAAAAATTGTAAAAGATAATTTTGGAATTAAAGAAATTGAATATATTTATTAACCTTAAATTAAATTAATTATGAATAAATTATTAAATACACAACTTTATAATAGAAAATGCCTAGTAATAGCCAACAACCCAGCTGCTCAAAGTTATGAGGAAGCTTTAAAAAAAGAAGAGGTTATAAAGATGGATAATACTATATTCTATCAAGGAAATTCAATATATAGAGAGTACATTCATCCTTGTAATATTTATCAAAATATAGGAAAACCCCTAACTTTAGATAGGGTTTTAAAGGGACTGGGTAACTTAATAAAGCAAGATAATCATAATGTTGTAATGGAGGTAGATACAGGAACTGGTTATGACTCTGTAACAATATCATTAACTCAAGGGGATGAGGTTCTTTATTTTAAGTGGAGCTTAGGTAAGTTACTTGAACAACAAGCGGAGCATAGCCAAGAAGATCTAAAAGAAATACTATCTTCTTTCTTTTTATTGGACATCAATGGGCTTACAACATTTTTAAAAAATAAAAAATCAACTTAAATTAAAATAATTATGAGAAATATATTATTATTTGCCGGCGATATTTACGAGATAGATGACAAGCAAGCTAAAAATTTTAAAACATATTGGTATGATGAAGAGAATAATATTATGTATTATTCAAATTTTGAATCTAATAATGAAGAGCAAATAAAAAATAAAGTTAAAATGCACAAATTTCATTTAGTAGCATTTCACAATAGAATATTAAGCTTATACAAGAATTTTAATATAAACACATATAAAAAAAATGCTTGTGAAATATTAAATGATTTAAGTTGTGATTATTATAATATAGATAAGTCTGGCTTTATTATTGAGCAATTAACAGAAACAAATTTACAAGACCCTAAACAATATCTAAGAGAAAATGGTTTGTTTTTATGGAAAACTATAAATAGCGGCACTCCATTTACTCACATAAAAAATCTAAAAAAAAATGACTAAATACGAGAACATAGAAGCAGAGCAAGTAATAATCGGATCTGCTATAATGAATAATAGCCTACTTCTAAATATAGCTGATATTTTAGAAGAAAAGCATTTTTATTATGAAGAGCATAAGATTATCTGGAGGGAGTTTATAAGAATAGGAAAAGAAGGCGGAACTGCTGACCCTGTAACCCTAAAGGGTTGCTTAAATAATGTAGCTTTTAAGCACCTAGGGGGCAGTAAATACCTTTCAATATTAATACAATTAGCAAGTGGAACTGCCGATATAAGAGGTTATGCAAAAACACTAATTGAGCTGTGGAAAAAAAGAGAATTAGAAGTTTTGATTGAGAATTGCAAGGAGTCATTACAAGACAAGAATTTTGATTATTTATCTTCTAAATTACAGAACGATATGCTAAAATTGGATAGTAATAATCCAGTTCAAAAGGTGCAACATATATCAGAGGTAATTACTGATATTGAAAATGATGAAAGGAGTTTACTAGATAATGATTTTGTAACAACAGGTTTTAATAAATTAAATAATATATTAAATGGCGGTTTTTATAAGAAGCAATTAGTTGTAATTGGTGCTAGACCTTCCGTTGGTAAAACTTCCATCGCTCAACAAATGATATTAAAAGCTAGTGATTCAGGTAAGAAATGCCTGTTTATATCACTAGAAGTTGATAAAAAAAATGTATTCCTAAAATTTGTTAGTAATATGGTTAGTATTGATGGCTATAAACTACAAATCAGAAAATTTAATCAATCAGAATTAGAATCAATCAAACAAGCTAAAAAGAATCTAAGAGAATTAAATATTTATGTTAATGATTCATCATCTCTTAATGTATCACAGATTGAAAACATAATCAAAAAGCAATTAGAAATAGAGCCAGTAGATATGGTTTTTATTGATTATATCCAGATCATAAGATTTTTAAATCAAGGTAATTTTAATGAAGCTAGTGCCATAAAAGAGAACACAAGCCGATTAAAAGAAATAGCTAAAAAGTATAATGTAGGAGTTGTAGCATTAGCACAAATTAGCCGCAAAGGAGTTGAGAATAACCAAGAGCCAACAGTTAATGATTTAAAAGGTTCGGGTGGTATTGAAGAAGATGCGGATGTTGCTATATTATTACACAGGGACAAAAACCAAGAAGAGAGCGGAGGCTATTTTTCTAATAATGGAAAGTTAATAATTGCCAAAAATAGGCACGGAGCAACAGGGGTCGTCGGCTTTGAGTTTGAAGGTAAGTTTTCAAGATTTACAGAATCAGTAAATAATTTTTAACATGGAGCATATAAGCAAACCAATAAAAAAGATATTAAAGAAAATTAAAGATCAAATTAAATTAAAATAATTCTTGACTAACATAGTTTAATATACTACACTAATAATGTAATCAATTAAAATTAATAAAAAAATGAACCCTTTTGAATTAATGTTTAAATACAACCAGACTGAAAAAGAATGTTTAGAGTCGGTTAAAATAAATGGATTAGCTTTGCAATTTGTTTTACATAAAACTCCTGAAATAGTATTGGAGGCGGTAAGGCAAAATCCTAAGGCTAAGCAATTTATACTCGGATCTTGCTTTGATCAAAGAGCTACAACAGATCAGAAAAAAGAATTTAACAATTTAATAAATAATTATGAAAAGAATAATTTATAAATCAGCACAATTTTTATTGTGGATTTTTTTAATATATCTAGGATTTTCAGGAATGGCAAATGGCATTAGTAAATGCGATGTAGCAACTGGCATTGAATACAAGAAATGTCTAGGAGTTTAAAAAAATTTAAATTAAAAAACTATGACTAATAAACTAATAAAAAAACACGGATCAGACAATGTCGAGCTATTAGGAAATACCTTTATAGCAGAATATATCGAAACTAACGATATTAATCCAAATGATAAACAAAAAGAATTAATGAAAAGATTATTTAACAAGTTTGTTAGGCGGAGCAAAAAGGAATCAGGAAAAGAATTTGCATTGCCAATAGAACAAAATCTTGATTGTTTAAAGTTAGATATAGAAGATGTATTCGAATATAAGGCAGAAGGAAGAAAAAATTGACATTAAGGAACGAGGATATATAATAAAGCTATTTCAATTAATATCTAAACAAATGACAGAAGAAGCAAAGGACTTAGGAGGAAGACCATTATTATTTGAATCAACAGAAGAATTACAAAAAAAAATAGATGAGTTTTATGATTGGATAAAAGAAAATGAAAAACCTATGACTTTAGGGCGGTTAGCAGTTTTTCTTAATTGCACCACGAACACAATAAGAAATTACCAAGAGAATCAGCAGTTTTTTAGTACCATCGAAAAAGTTAGGCAACATATACTAGCAGATAAAGAGGAAAGACTTAATGAAGGCAAGGCAACGGCAGGGATCATATTTGACCTTTGTAACAACAATAAAGACTTATACACCAACAAGGAGAGAGATGGCAACGATAAAATCATCAATGTTTACACTAATTCACCAGTTAAATAATGGACTTACTAGATAACAAAACAATCATTAAAAGAGTATCACCAACAACATTAGAGGCATTATTGAAGCTAGAAGATAAGAACCTAATTATAAAAAGCTTAATTAACAAGCTATTACCCATCTTCCCATCATTAGATCTTGAAGAATACAAAAAGATTAACAAAGAAATCATTAAATTGATTGATTCCAAGCCAAAAACACAAAAAAAATAAACCCTTATCCAACAAGGGAAAAATGCCAAGTCATCACCGCTTGGCGTGTGTAAACAAAATTATTTTATATTTTACTTGACACTTTAGAATTACCGCTTTATACTTAACTTAGTAATCAATTAAATATAATAATAAAATCATGACAAATAATAATGATCAAAATTCTATTTTCAATAAATATCAAATTGAAATTGCTCAATCTCTTTTTAATAGAGAGATTGACAAAATTACTGATGAAGCAACTCATAATTTATCTGATCTTGATCATTTAAAAAATTATAATGATCTATGTTTAAGATCAGAGCCAATAATTGATAATATCAAGGATTATCAAGAAAAGATAAATCAGGAGATTAAAAGATTGCTAAGTATCAAATAATATATCGATGAGAATTAATAAAAACGCTTACTTAAAAGATTTTACTTGACACTTTAAAAACCATAGTTTATACTTAGTTCAGTAATTAATTAAATTTTAACTCAAATCAAAAAAACTATGACTAACTTAAATAATAAATTAACTCCAGAAGGAAAGCAAATGCAATATAGAATTGCTTTAGAAATGGTAAATAATGATTTAGAGCCTACACCAGAAAATATAGAACTAACTTTTG